TGCAGCCCCTGTAGTGAACCGCCTGCGCGAGCTTGACGAATTGGAAGACGCGGCGCTGCAACAAGCCAAAATCCAAGCCTGCCTTGCTGCTTTTGTGACTTCCGCCGCACCGCCTGCCGCCGGGCCGTTGGAAGGCAAGGATAGCGCTGGCGAAGCAGTGAAAAGCTTTAGCCCCGGCATGGTTGAACGCCTGGCGCCTGGGGAAGATGTCAGCTTTACGCAGCCAAGCGGCGCGGGCAGTTTTGATGGATTGTCTCGCCATCAGCTTCATGCCATCGCGGCTGCCTATGGCCTGACCTATGATTTGCTGACGGGTGATCTGTCAGGCGCAAATTATTCCAGTCTGCGCGCGGGCCGCATTGCCTTTAAGCGCCGGCTGGAACAAGACCAATGGCTGATGCTGATCCCGCTTTTGTGTGAACGTGTTTGGCGCGCGTGGGTGGAAGCGGCCTTGGCGGCAGAAGTATTGCCGCCGGCAGATCATGATTACCCGGCTGCCTGGGCACCGCCGCCCTTTGAATTTATTGACCCGCTGAAGGATGCGCTGGCGACCAAGGCCATGATCCGCATGGGCCTGAAAACTTGGGCGCAGGCGGTATCCGAACAGGGCTATGACGCTGACCGGCAGGCGGATCAGATCAAAGAAGCGAATGAAATGCTCGATTTGCGCGGGATTATCCTTGATGTGGACCCGCGCCGCGCTAATGCGACCGGGGGCGCACAGGATGCGGCGCAAAATGCCGCCATAGAAATCGCCGCCACGGGCCTGGCCTAAGCAAAGGAACAGATGATGAATATTGAAATGCGCGCGGGCACCGCAGCGCAGCCGGTGACGCTTGCGCTGATGGGCGACGTTGGCTGGGACATCACTGCGCAAAGCGTGGCCACAGCGCTGAAGGCAATCCCGAAGGGAACGCCGCTGACCATCAGCATCAACAGCTATGGCGGCGATGCCCTGGCTGGCATCGCCGTCCATAACATGCTGGCACGCCATGAAGGCCCGAAGCGCGTGGTGATTGAAGGCATCGCGGCCAGTGCCGCCAGCCTTATCGCCATGGCCGGCGATGAAATCATCATGCCGGAAAACGCTTTTATGATGGTTCACGAAGCCTGGGGTGGCGCGCTTGGTGATGCCGAAACCATGCGCCAGCAGGCCGATGTGCTGGACAAGATCAGCGGCGCCTATCGCCGCACCTATGCCGCGCGCAGCGGCCAGACGGAAGAAGCCGTGGCGGCGCTGATGGCGGCTGAAACCTGGTTCACGGCTGAAGACGCGGTGACCAATGGCTTCGCCACTGAAGCGGCGGCACCGGCGGAAATCCGCGCCTTCGCATCCCTTTCCACAGATCGCTACGCCCGCACGCCGGAGGCACTTCGCCAGCTGGTGCAGGCAGCGAAAGCGGCCCCTATGGCCGAAACCGTTTTCAACCCGCCGGCAATTCCGCCGGCAGTAGCGAAGGAAGTCGGAATGTCCGAATCCATTGCCCCGGCCGGCGGGAATACCCCGGCCCCCTCCGCCGCCCCGGCCCAGGCCGTAGCGGTTCAACCCATCAGCGCCAGCTTGGCCGATCTGAAGGGCATTGCCAGCCGCAATGGCCTGACGTCCGACTTCGTGGTGGCGCAGGCGGAAGCCGGTGCCACGCGCGAAGCCGCGCTGGAAGCCGCGCTGGAAGCCGTGGCGCAGAAAAGCCCGCAGCCTTATGCACCGGCCCGCGTGCTGCGTGATGAAGCTGAAACCCGCAGCCAAATGGCAGGCCACGCCTTGTCCTATATGGCCGGGCAGCGCCTGACCGCGGAAGAAGCGGAGATGGCCGGCCATATGCGCGGCTGGCGCGCCATTGATCTGGCGCGTGATAGCCTGGTGCGCGCGGGTGCGCGCCATGTCAATCAATCGCCTTCCGTGATTGCCCAAGCCGCGCTTGGCCTTCGCAGCGCAATGATGAGCGTGGGCCTGCACACCACCAGCGATTTCCCGCTGCTTCTGTCCAATACGGCTTCCAAGTCTTTGCGCGTGGCCTATAATTCTTCGCCGCGCACCTTTTTGGCTTGGGCCAACCGCGCCACGCTGCCCGATTTCAAAACCATGTCGCGCGTGGCACTTGGCGGCGCGCCGCAGCTTCTTGAAGTCAGTCAGCACGGCGAAATTACGCTGGGCACGGTTGGTGAAGCTAACGAAGCCTATCAGATCGCCCGCTACGGCCGCCGCGTGGCCGTAACCTTTGAAGCGGTTATAAATGATGATCTGTCTGGCATTTCCCGCGTGCCTGCCATGTTTGGTTCCGCCGCGGCGCGGTTGGAAAGCGATTTGGTCTATGGCATCCTGAACACCAACGGCAATATGGCCGATGGCATCGCACTGTTCAACGCTTCGCATGGAAACGTCAGCACTGGTGCGCTCAGCGTGGCCGCTATTGGTGCCGCGCGTTCCAATCTGCGTAAGCAGACTGCGCCCAATGGCGACATCTTGAACCTGATCGGCAATATCCTGCTGGTGCCGGCCGAGCTTGAAACCGCAGCCTTGTCCTTCATGGCAAATAACGTGGTTCCTTCTTCTGCGAGCACCACGGCAGTCAACCCCTGGGCGAATACGATGCAGGTGGTTGCCGAACCGCGCCTTTCCAGCGGCACTCAGTATTACCTGATGTGCTCGCCTGACCAGATTGACACGGTGGAATACGCCTATCTGGCCGGCATGGAAGAACCGCAAATCACGTCCTACAGCGATGAAGGCACGGATGGCCTCGTGATCAAGGCCACTCATTGCTTTGGCGCCAAGGCGATTGATTGGCGCGGCATGAACCGCAGCTCCGGCGCGTGATGCTGGCGGGCGCAAGCCCGCCTTTTTCTGCAACCTTTCGTTTGAGGAAATCTCATCATGAAGAACTATGTACGCCCGGGGAATTCGATCCCGCTGGTGCTTCCCTATGCCGTGACATCTGGCCAAGGTGTTTTGGTTGGCGCGATCTTTGGTATTGCCACGACCGATGGTGCCAATGGCGCAACGATTGAATGCTTGACCGATGGCGTGGTTGACATCACGAAGGAGCCTTCGCTTGCGGTTACCCAGGGCGCGCGGCTGTTTTGGGACAACACCAATAAGCGCCTGACCACGACATCCACCAGCAACTTCCATGTCGGCTTTGCCGCATCGGCAGCGGCGGCGGCTGACACAACCGTCCGCACGCTTCTGGCGCGCGGCCCGGCTTCTGGCGCGTAAGGCTTAACCGGGGCGGGCAACCCGCCCTGGGTGCCATCATGCCAGATGCCTTTTCCGCCGCAGCCGCTGTGCTGCACGCGGACCAAAACCTATCGGAGCCAGCCACCTATTACGCTGGCGGCTCCGGCCCTGGGGTGGCGCTGCGCGTGATCCGCTCGGCGCCCATCCAGCCTGTCTATGGCCCGGCCGGCGGCATGGGTAATCTTCAGGCATCCTTGATAGCCGACATGCTCATCACTGATGTGCCGACCCAACCGGCGGAAGGTGATAAGCTGATCTGCGGCACGGAAGAATTCAGCATCAAATCAGCGGAACGTGACGACCTGCAACTGGTCTGGCGTTTGATGCTGGCGGCAGAGCCCTGATGCCCACGCCCATTCGTGAAGCGATCCTGGCCGCAGTCGCCGCGCGCCTGACGTCGCAGCTTGCCGGCGTTACGGTGCTGCGCGCGTATCGCGCCGCTTTGGACCCGCGCCTTTGCCCCGCCGTGATTATCACGGGCACCAGCATGGATGCTGATGAAGATATGTCCTTTGGGGAAACCCAATGGCGCATTGGCTTCGCGGTCGCGGGATACATCACCGCCGCCACGGATTTGGCGGCAGACCAGGCGATGTCTGATTTGCATGCGCGCGTGGTTGCGGCGCTGCAAGATCATGATCTTGGTTCAGGCTTCGTCCAGTGCAATGTCGGCACCGCGCAATTCGAACTGTATTCGGCGGAAGAATCCGCCAAGCCCGCGGGCGAATTCAACGCCAGCTTTGAAGCCTTGGCGATGGCGCCGGCCAAAACACCATACGCTCCCTAGAAAGGATCACCCATGAGCACGAATCTGGTGGCGCTGCGCAAAGCTGCCGTCGCTGTCAAAATTGAATCCACGCCTGGCATTGATGCCATCGCTGGCACGCCCGCAAATGCGGATTGGCTTGGCGCGGATTGTCAAATTCAGTTTGATCAGTCGGCGGTGCCAAACCCGGAAATGACGGGCAGCTTGGACCGCGCGCCGGCCATTGTGGGCGGGCTTCGCCCCCGGATTCGCCTTACCATGCCGCTGCGTGGCTCGGGCACGGCTGGCACAGCGCCGGAATGGGGCCGCTTGCTGCAATGCGCGACCATGGTGGAAACGCTTACCGCCGCGGCGGTGCCGTCCAGCCCGCTTGCCTTGGCCGCAGGTACTACGAATGGCGGCACCCTTGGCGCCACCTTTGGCACCACGGCGCAGCAATATCGCGGTATGCCGATTTCGCTTGGCGGTATCACGGGTGATCAGCCCGCGCTAAGTGCCATTGCCGATTACACGGCCGGGCGCGTGGCGACGTTTATCCACGCGGTCGCGTCAGCATTCAGCGTGTCTCAAACGGCGCAAATTCCCATCAACCAGCGCTATGCGCCGACTTCCGATGAAGCGGTGTTCAAAACCAGCACCATCTACTTCTACGCGGATGGCATGCGCTGGCGCTTCACCGGCTGCCTGGGCACCTGGTCCCTGGATTTGACCACGGGCGGCATCGGCATGCTGTCCTTCGACCTGGTGGGTAACTTCGTTGACCTCAGCGCGACCGCGCTGCCGACTGGCTGGAACACCGCCATCCGCCCAACCGCGCCGCGCTTTGTGGCCGGCGCTTGCCGCATGAATGGCGCAATCGCCCGCGTGCGCGCGCTTTCGGTGCAAGCTGGTGTTGCCACGGTGTTGCCGGAAAACCCGGAAGCCACGGAAGGTTATGACCCCGCCGTTCCGGTGGAACGCGACGTGGCTGGCAGCCTTGACCCGCTGATGGATACCACTGTGTCTGTCAGCCGCTTCAATAATTTCCGCAACGGCACCAATATGATCCTTGGCGCCATCCTGGGCAGCACGGCGGGCAATCGCTTCGCATTGGTGATGCCAAGCATTCGCGCCACGGCGATGAACCCGGGTGATCGCGGGTCTCTTGGCGTGGATAGCATCGGCTTCCAGGCGGACGGCGCGGATAGCCCCGTATTCATCACCGCCTTCTGATCCGCCGCACAGCGGAACGTGGTTGCGCGCGTGCCAGGGCCATGTCCTGGCGGCGCCACGCGCGTGACACTGGCCGGGCCGTGTGCGCGGCCCGGCCAACCAACCCCTCGCACAAGGGACATCCCATGAAAAATGAAGAAGCCATCCTTTCCCGCCACACCACGCGGGAAGTCACGGGTAAGCGCGGTGTCTATACCGTGGCACCACTTACCATCCGCGAACGCGCGGAATATCGCGCAGATATGGCGCGCGAAGGCTGCCGATTGCCGATGCGGGATGAATTGCTGGCGGGGCTGGCCGGCGCGCTGAAGGAATTGGCGCCGGATAACCTGCCCGATTTGCTGGAAGTAATTGCCCGCGCTGAAGCCGCCTTGAACGATGGCGCGGAACCTATGGCCAAGGTCGATGAAGATGCCTTGCGCGTGATGGAAAGTGCAGCGCGCAGGGTGCCGGCCTATTGCGCCATGCTGGAAGATCAGGTGCGCTGGTTTTCGTTGATGCCACTGGTCACCGCGCGCCACGCTTTGCGCGGCTGGAATTCTGACCTGTTGCCCGCCTTCGCCCGCGTGCGCGGCCTGGTGCCGGATGCGCTGCTGGAAGAATGCGGCGAAGAAGACCTTTCCATCATCGCCGCCGCCGCGATGGATATGATGCAGGTCACCAAGGCCGCGGAAAAAAACTGAAAAGCGCCTTTGCCGCCCTCAGCGGCATTGGCGCGGGAGAAGGCCGATACGCTTCCGATGGGGGCGCTTTTCTGATCGGTGATGATGAGGTTGCTGAGAACCCGCGCATCACCACGCCGCGGCCATTCATTGAATTTGTGCAGATTTGGTTCGCCTGCCGCGCTGGCATGGGTGGCTATGCCGCCTGGCCGGATGCAGGCGGTGTGGCGGACCAGGCGGCATGGGTTTTCGATGCCTTCCGCACGCTGGGCGGAATTGAAGCTGAACTGGACGCGGCGAAGAAACGGCGAAGGGGCAGCGAGTGAAAATCCTGATGAAGGTCCAGGGCATGGTTTCGGAAGAAATCAAGCGCCGTCAGGAAATTCTCGCATCTTCCCTGCGTCAAGGCGTTTATCGCGCAGGTGAAATGCTGCAGGCGGAATTGCGCGGCCAAGTGCGCCGCGCAAATTTGGGTGAAGGGCTGGAAAAGGCATGGCGCTTGGATGAATATCCCAAGCGCCGATCAAGGCTTAATCTGGGTCCTGCGGCGCTTGTCTATTCCAAAAGCGTGAGGCTGCACCGCGCTTTTGATCAGGCTTCGCTTATACGCGCAATGCGCAAGCAATATCTTGTGATTGCCCTGCCGGCGGCGATCCATCTTGGCCTTGGCTATTCCACGAAAAGCCGGGATGGCGGGAAGTCCTGGCGCAAGGCCAAGTATTCCGAAATTGAAGCGGCGGCAAAGCTGCTGCGCGCCGTGGTGGTCTCCGCCCATAACGCCAAGCGCGGCCCGCGCATGGCGAAGGCCAAGCCCAAGGGCCGGAACGCGCCCCTGGCCGGGCGGCGCATCGTGATCATGAAGGCGCGCAAGGGCGATGGCCTGACGGCGGTTTTCTACGCGCCGGATCAGCCGAAGGGCCTGCCGCTTTTTGCTTTGCGCAAGCAGATTCAGGGCAAGAAACTGCTGGACATTTCCGGCCCGGCTGAAGCCGCGCGCCGGGCAGTAAAACGTGAAGTCAACGCAGCCGTAGCAGGGAGGTTGTCATGAGCGGTTCTTCCGATCAGCGCCTTTCCATCAGGCTGAGTTTTGATGGCGCGCAGGAAGCGCGTGCGCAGCTTGAACAGCTTGGGCAGGTGGGTGATACCGCCATGCGCAAGCTGGAAGCGGGCGGGCAAGCTGCCAGCCGTGGTGTGGTTTCGGTTGCTGAAGCTGGCAATGTGCTGCGTGCGGGCCTGGGGCAGGTCAATGGCGATCTGGCGAATACGCAGCGGCAATTTGAAGCGCTGGCAAATTCGACAATCGCGCTGACATCTGCGCTGCGCAGTGGTGCGGGCTTGGCTGGTTCTATCGGTTTGGTGGTGACGGTCGCCACGGCGGCATATGCCATCTATGAAAACTGGGGCCGCATCACCGGCACCATGACTGGCGCCATGGATGCCTTGACCGGACGCTTCCGTGACAATTCCACGGCGCTTGAGCAAGCAAACACGTTGCTGAATGAGTATAATCGCCTGACGGAAGCGGCTGCGGTGCGGACGGCACGTTTGGCCGGTGAGGCTATTTTGGCGCGGCAGGCACAGGTTGCGCTTTCGCAGGAAACGCTTCGGGGTGAAATCCAAGGGCTTTCTGGTGAAATTGATCGCCGCATTGGCTTAACGGAAGGCAGGCTGCAGGCGGCGCGGCGCGGGCCTGGTGGCGCTGCGCTTTCGGAAGAGAGCGAACGCATCCTGCAGATGGAAATTGACCGAACCCGGCAGCGGGCGGCCAATAATCCAGAAGTCTTGCGCTTGCGTGCCGAAATTCAGCAGCGTGAAGGTGTGCTGGCCGATTTGGAGCGGCGGCGCCAGCAATTTGCCGGTGAATACGCGGCTTCTCAGGAAAATGTGGGTTCTGTGCTTAACGCGCCGGCTGCTGCCGAAGCCACCCGCGCCACGCGCGAAGCGCGCACTGCCCGGGCGGAACTGACAGAAGCCAAACGCGAATATCAGCGCCTGGTGCAGCAGGGCGTTCAGCTTGCGGGCACGGCGGCCACGGAACAGCAGCGCTACGGCGAACAGGTGCTGGCGCTCAGCGCCGCGCTCGGCGCCGCGCGCATCACGCAGGAACAATACAACGCCGCGGTCGCCGCGCTTGACCCCGCCGCCCGCGCTGCGCGTGAAGCGCAGGAACAGGCCGCGCGCCAGGCGGAACAATTCGCCCGCCGGTCCCGCGATGCCCTAGCCCAAATCGGCGAAACCGCCATGGACCGAATTGGCACCGGCCTGGTGAATGCCTTTACGTCCGGCGGGAAAGCGGCGCTGGACTTCCAATCCCTAATGAAAGGCGTCACCGCCAGCATTGCGGCGGATTTGCTGAAGCTGGCCGTGGTGACGCCCATCACCAATGCCGTCTTCGGTACCAGCCGCCCGACGCTCATGGGGGCTTTTGGCGGCGGGGCGCAGTCTTCCGCTTCTGGCGGCGGTATGCTTGGTTCGCTTGGTTCCTTCATGCCGAGCATGGGTAGCGGTTCGGGCATGATGGAATCGCTAGGGCTGAGCGGCATTGGCGCCAGCGTCAGCGGCTTCATGGCTATGCCGCTATTCGGGTCTGCGGCGCAGGCCAGCGCAACCAATAGCGCGCTTGCCGCCATGCCGGGCGGCATGATGGGGCCGGCTGCGCCTTCAAGCCTTGGTATGGGCGCCACTACGGTCGGAAGCTGTCTTGGGTCAGCTGCGATTGGTGCAGGGCTGGGCATAGCGGGCGGTAATTTTGCGGGCGGGTTGCGTGGCACGGCGAACCCCATGCCCGGCAGCATGATTGGCACTGGCCTTGGCATGGGCCTCGGCTTCCTTGCCGGCGGGCCTGTCGGCATGGCTATTGGCGGCGCACTTGGCGGCACGGCCGGCGGCATGTTCGGCCCAACCACTAAGGGCAACGCCAGCCGCTCGGGCGGTGATGTCTTCCTTGGCACTGACGCCAATGGCCAGCTTGTCATCACTAGCGCGCGTGGCAAGCGATTCGACGAAAGCGCGGCACGGTCGGAAGTCCAAGCGCAGCTTGACGCCATCAACCAGCAGATCGGGGTGCGTGGACTTTCTTTTGCAGGCCCCGGCCAAAACGCGGTTGGCTTTGGCGCGGCCTCCGGCTCCCCGCGTGAACTGTCACTGACCAGCCTTGTCGGCCAGCTTCGCAGCGGCAACGCGAACCAGATGACCGCCTTCGGCACGCTGGCCGGGCGCGGCGGCAATTTGGAAGAAGCGCTGCAAGCGGCGGACTTTATTAGTCAGATTTTCGAGCCCCTTAGTAAGCCGCTCAGCAAGGCGGGTGAAGAAACCAACGCTTTTACCGCTGCCATAGAATCGCTCGGAAAAACTTATGGCGAAGCAATCACCAAGGCGCGCGACCTGGGGCTGGCGACGGAGACCTTGGAGGCAAACCGCCGCGAAGCACTGGAAAAAACCCTTGCGCCTCTGCTGAATGTCACGCAGGTGACCGATACCTATGCGGACGGCGTAAAGGCCATCGAGGATAACTACCGGGCCGCGATCAAGGCGAGTGGCGATTTGGGCCGCGCGACGGATGATTTATCCGTTGCCATGGAGCAGGCGGTTGGGAAGTTCCGCGCTGACATCCAGCGCAACTTCGATGCAGCGGTGCGTGGCGCGCAGGGCGAAAGCTTTGTGGATCAGCTTATGGGTGTGCGGGATAATTACGAGGCAAACAAAAACGCATTTTTGGCGGTTGGTCGGCAACCGGACACGCTATTTGCAGCGCAGGTAAGCTCCATCGTGAACAGCCTGGACGTGAAGCAACTCACCACGGTCATTGATACGCTTAGCGGTTTTGATGATGTCGCGGTGCTTTTCGCCCGCGCGCGTAAGGAGCAGCTAGAAGCGGCTGACGCGCAGATTAAGGCGGCTGACGCGGTACAAGCCACGGCTGAAATCCTCCGCTCCGCGCTGGCAGCCGGCGGCGCAATTCGTAATTATCTGGACGGTCTAAGCGCCACAGGCGCGGGCGGGCTTTCGCCAAGTGATCAATTCACCAATGCTCAAAGCATCTTTGGCCGAGACCTGGCGCTTTCCCGTGGCGGCGATCTTGACGCGCTGGGCCGCATAACTGGCAGCGCCGAAAATCTGTTATCGGCTGGACGCGGCATGTTTTCCAGCGGCCCGGAATTCCAAACGCTTCTGCAAATGGTGCAAAGCTCTCTGGCCAATCTGCCGGCCACGCGAAGCTATGAACAGCAAACGCTTGATACGCTGACCCGGATAGCAAACGGCCAGCAAGCGGCGGTGGAACTGCTTGGCCTACTTTCGGCAGATGCCAACCGCGACCAGCGGATTACTTGGCCGGAATTTGAAGCATGGACTGTGCTGAATGAAGCACAGACTTCGCAGCTTGCGGCGGCGCTCGGCGTATCCAATACCTCTTTGGCCTCAATCTTTACTCAGCTTGACACAAACGGCGACGGCACGCTGGCGCAGTTGGAAATTCAATCGGCCTTGGGCGCCGCTGCAAATAACCGGCTGGATGGTGTGGTCAGCACCGGCACGGGAACAGTTGAACAACTTACCCAACAGAATAGCCTTTTATCCGTGCTGGCTTCGCTCGGCCAACTGACCTACAGCGGCAACACGATCATGGCGGCAAGCCTTGAAGCTGCTAATCAAAACCTGATTACAGGCAACCGCTACGCGGCGGCGACGGCGTACAACACAATGCTTGCCGCCAATCGCGGCGGCGGCGGCGGTATTTCAATTTCCGGCTTTGCCAAGGGCGGCGTGTTCGACGGGCCGATTATGTTCCCCATGCGTGACGGCATGGGCATGTTGGGCGAAGCTGGGCCGGAAGCGATCATGCCATTAGCGCGCGGGTCTGATGGCTCGCTTGGCGTCAGGGTAAACGGCGGCGGCTCTGACGGCATGGCCAAGCTGATAGAAAGCCTCACCGCAGAAGTCGCGGAGCTTCGCGCGGAAATGCGCCGCATGGCTGATGCGGGGGAGCGCACGGCGGATGCGGCGGAAGACACGGCGGCCACTAATTCCACCATGGCGCGGCGTGAGGTTATTGTCGGGCGGAGGGCTGCCTGATGCCCTGGCTGTTGTTCGCGCAACCCTATGACGAGGCTATCACCGGCATTCGCAGCCTGTATTTCAGCGACGTCGGCTTTGTCACGACGCCTGCTGAAAGCCCCGCCAATACCTATTGGGACCGGCGGATCGAGGTGCCTTTGGTGGTGTCTCAATCGCTTTTTTCGAGCGCTGATATTGGCGGGCGCAGTGAAGTCAGCATTGGGCAGATCACACTCGCCAATCAAGACGGCTATCTTGACGCCCTGGCGGATTATGATTGGGATGGGCGCTTGATTGAGGTGCGGTATTCCGCGCTCGCCAATCCCGTTTTGGCTGACTTTGCCGTGGTGTTCTCCGGCACGGCAGAGCGCATTGTGACGGGTGATGAAATCGCCATCCAGGTGCGCGACCTTCAAATCTTGTTTGATGAACCCTATCAGCCCGCGCGCTTTGCCGGCACAGGCGGCGTGGAAGGGCCAACCGAATACAAGGATCGCCGCAAGCCCCGTGTCATGGGCGTGGTGCGGCAATTCACGCCGCTGTCGCTCAATCAAGCATCGCTGGTGTGGTGTTATGGCGACGGGCCAGTTGGTGGCCCGCTTGCCGTGCTGGATTCGGGCGTGGCGCTGACGGCTGGCGCCGATTATGCCACTTATGCCGCCTTGACAGGCGCGACGGTCACGGCGGGGACCTACGCCACCTGCAATGCGCTGGGGCTGATCCGGCTTGGCGCGGCATTGTCCGGCGTGCTGACGATTGACGCTGAAGGTGCCAAGCCATCCGGCGCGGTGCTGAAGAAATTCGCAGACATCGCTGTCCATGTGATTGATACCGCAACCACGCTATCAGCTTCCGATTTTGCTACGGGCACGGTAAGCGCGCTGAACACCACCTGCCCGCAAACGCTTGGACATTGGTATGATGGTGGCGGCGACATGACCGTGCGCGCCATGCTGGATGATCTGGCGCAGAGCATTGGCGCCTATTACGGTTTCGACGATAGCCGGAAAATCGTGCTGGGGCGCCTGGATGCGCCAGCCGTCACGCCGGATTTTTCCTTTGGCGAACGAGACCTGATAAGATTGCAGCCTTTGCCTGCCGAACGGCGGCTCAAGACACAGATTGTACGCTGGGGCCGGCGCCTTCGCCCGCTGCAAGATCAGGATATTGCGGGCAGCGTCACCGGCACCGCGCGCCAGGCGCTGATAGAAGAATGGCGGCAGGAGAAGGACGCAAGCGCCACAATAGCCGCTGCATCCCTTCTGGCGCGCGAAGAAACGCTAGACAGCGCCCTTGATGTTGGCGCCGATGCCTTGGCCGAAGCGCAGCGCCGCGTGACGCTGTATGGCGCGCGGCGGGCGGGCTTTGAAGCCGTGGTGGAATTTGTGGCTGGCCTTCGCGCTGGCGCAACGGTGCAAATCACAGACCCTCGCTTTGGCCTGGCCGGTGGCAAGCGTTTCCGGGTGATGCGTACTGAGCGCCTGGCAGCAGATCAGGAAGTCACGATGGAGCTATGGGGCTGATGGCTAACGTCGCAATCCTCTGGAATAAGCCGACCGATGCCGGAGCCTATTCGCAAGGCTCATGGGTGGCAGGTTTGCCGCTGGCGAATTTGGCGGAACCTGACGTGCGGAAAGTCGCGCGAAGCACCAGCGCAGCGGCGGCAGATACGAGGTTTCGTGTGGATTTTGGTGCAACCGTGCCAGTTTCCATAAGCGATTTTGTGATCCTTGGGCATAACCTGACCACTGCCGCAACCGTGCGCTTTGTGGTGACAACTGATGCGAATGACGCCACGCCTTCAGCGCGCACGCTTCAAACCGCCGCGATTCCGGTATGGGTGCCGACTGTGCTGCCAGGCGCGCTTCCATGGGGCGTTTTCCCCTGGGATGGCGTGGATACTGCGGCCTATCCGGCTGGCCCGGCTTTCTTTCATCGCTCCGGCCAAAGCGGCCTGGGGCGTTACCTTTGGGTTTATGTGACCGATACGGGGAACCCGGCAGGCTATATCCAGATCGGTCGCTTCATGGCCGGGGCCGCCTGGTCGCCGCGCTACAATGCGGGCTACGGCGCTTCCATCCGCTGGATTGACCCAAGCGAGGCCAAGCGCACGCGCGGCGGGCGGCGCCTTGTGCTGGCGCGCCCGCGCTACCGGGAATTCAGCATGTCCTTCGAACATCTTTCCAAGGATGAAGCGCTGGGCGTTTCCTTTGAAGTCAACCGCCAGCTAGGCAAGGGCGGTAATTTCTACGTTTCATTCAACCCGGATGAGGCAGGCCAGTTTCGTTTCCGCCGCAGCATCTATGCCGCGCTGGTGGATAGCGCGCCCATCGCTATCCCGTCGCATAATAACTGGACCTGGAACATCACCGCGGAGGAGCTGATCTGACATGAGCGGCACTTACACCTGGCCCCAAGTGGTCAACGGCAAGACTTACCAGCAGTCGGATTTCTCCCCCTACGGCTACGCTACCACTTTCCCGGACCTGCTCGGCAATTTCGCTGCCCAAGCGGCAAGCGCACAAGGCGCAGTGCAGGCCGCGAATGCGGCGGCCAGTGCGGCGGCGGCGGCGGTAAGCGCGGCGCAGGCGGCGGATCGCGTGGCGGGTGTCACGGCGGGCAGCACGGCGAACCTGGTGTATCCGGAGGCAGTGGCAAACCTTGTCACGGCGGCTGATGTGCGGGACGTTTTTATCTATGACACGCGGCTGGACAGCGATGGCGGCGCATGGCGCCTGCAATCCGCGCATACAAGCTGGTATCAGGAAGCTTTGAACACCGCCACGCGTGGGGCCAAGCGGGAATTCCCGGCTGTTGCGTTGATTGTGCTGCGCGCGGGCAGCATAACGATTTACGATCTTCATGACCTGGATAGCGCTGGTGCGCCGCGCATGTGGATGGCTTCAAGCGTTCAGGCCAGCGGTTTTCTGACCGGCACCGGCAATCGCGTTTACGCGCTGAACGGGCGTGTGTATTGCGCGTTCAGTAATGCCATGTTTGCCTTTGACTTTCCCGGTGACCTGCCCTTTGGGTTAAACAACTTTGGGCGCTTTACCTATCGCGGGAATATCGCTCAGCGGAACGCAAGCCTTGGCTACAATCAAACATCATCCGGTGTGCTGGCCGGCGCAACCTGCAATGATATCAACGCCCGCGTCCTTCCCGGCGCGTTGCGCGATGGCGCTGGCCTGCCGATCCCTACGATCGCCGTGGCAACTGCGGGTGGTTGCTCAGTCATTCACCCCAATGGGCGGGTGGTGAGCATAACCGACGGCACAGGGCATGAAGCGGTTGCTTTTGTCTCTGACACCCTGCTTGCCATCAACCGCACGGCTCAGACCACATTTTTTGTTGGGCCGATTCCGTATGCCAGCGTTGCGGATGTCTCATGGACTGGTGCGCGCTACTTTGATAACGGATCGCAGTCGCCAGCCTTACTGATCGGAATCCCGTCTGTGCTTAGCCCAGACGCCTACGCGAATAGCGCAGCGTTGCAGCGGATGGCCTATGAAGAAGGGAATCTTGCAAATAGCATGATTTCCTATGCCGCGAATACCTTTGCCACAGGCTGGCAGCCCGGCGACATTCGCCTTGCTACGCTTTGCGATGCGCGGACGGGCGCGTTGGCAAACGATATTCGTCTAAGCCTCGATGGCACAAGCGTGGTAGGGTTCGCCTCAGTCAATAGCGGCACAGTGACTAGCACTAGCGGGCGCATTCGCATTGCGCGCAATGGGGTGAACGATCCTGGTGGTTCTATCGCGCTGTCTGGTCTGGTGGCGGGCGAGACTTATACAGTTGATTTCGATGCTTGGATCGGAACGGCGGGGAATTGGTTGGTCGGCGTAAACGGGGCCCTCAATTTGTTGTCGGTGGCCGGCGCAGCCGACGCCGCTGGCCAGCGCGCCCAATTCGTGGCGGATCAGACAACGGCGACGCTTGTGCTGTACGCGCTTACATCAACCGGCACCAGCTACACTGAATTTGATAACATCACCATCCGCGCGGGCGTGGCAGACCGCAGCTATCGCGCGCGCGGGTTGCACGCCATTGGCAGCTTGTCGCGCGCCCCGGTCGGCACCGGGAATGATGTGGTGGCCTTTTCTGGGTGGAGCGCCAGCAACTATTTGCAGCAACCCTACAACCCGAACCTTGACTTCGGTTCTGGCGATTTCTGCTTTGCCTTCTGGTTCAATAACACAGGCGCAGGCACGTTCTTTGATCGCTGGAGTGGTAGCGGAAACCGCATCTATTCCTTTGTCAGTACTGGCAAGCTAAGTGTTGGGGTTGTGGGAAGCATCGGCGTTTTCCCAACCAGCACGTCAGACATTGTAAACGCTGGATGGAACTATGCGGTTCTCATTCGGAGAGGGGCAACACTCGAGATATGGCTGAACGGCGTGCGGGAAGCATCGGCAGATGTCAGCGCCGTAGGCAGCTTGACCAATACTTCCGCCGTTCTGCGCTTGGGCGTCTCACAAGACGGCACAAATGCTTTACAGGCTTGCTCCATGGCTTTGTTCCGCATCGCCGCCTACGCCCCCACGCCAGCGCAGATCGCGCGCATGTATCGGGATGAAGCGCCTTTGTTTGACACCGGGGCCAAGGCGTTCTTTGGCGGCACCAGCAGCGCGGTAAATGACCTGTCATTTTCCGAACAATCGCGGCGTTTGGCGGTGGCAACGGCTGATGGGGTTTCAATCTTCTCAGGCTTGAGCCGGGTGGAATACCTCAGCACCGGAAACCTCTCGCCAGCCATGGGCGCGAACAACACGGCCAAAGTAGCGCTTGAAGCTGGCGCGCTGATGGTTGGCACCACGGCAAACGCGGGCGTCCGGCGCGATGCCATTACCGGCTTGGATAGAATGCAGGCCGTGCCACGTGCGCCATTCTCGCCCCGCCGCATCATCGCGCGGGGCGTCACCACGGATGCCACGCCGCTTGCGCTGGCGCCGCGCGTGCATATCGGCGAACGCGAAACGCTTATTGTGCAGGCCACGATTGTAGGGCGCGTCTTTGGCGCCGCAGACGGGCAGCGCATCGGGTATCAGCGCCGCGCCACCTATTACCGAGATGCGGGCGGCAACGTGACGCTGCAAGGCAGCGTGCAGACCATCGGCACAGATACTGAGGTGACGGGCACGGCGGACGCCACGCTGCTGATTGACACCACGGCGCAGACGGTGACGCCGCAGGTGACGGGCGTTGCCAGCACGCGGATTGTCTGGACAGCCACGCTGGAAACCACGCGCATCGCGGATGCGCAGTATGAGGATACCCTGTGATGGTCACTGCCCTTGACATTCTCCCAGACCGCTACCGTTCAGGCCGCTATCTGCGGCGCTGGACTTTGGTTGAGGGCTTCCCCCGCTGCGTTGAAGACGCGCTTGATACCACCATGGCCAGCGCGGCGGACATTAGCGCAGCCGAGGCAGGCAACGTCGCGGTGCATGACGCCGTAGCAGCGGTGGAAGCCTATGAGGCTGCGCTGGCGCTCACGGCGGGCCGCACGCCGCCGCCTGCGCTGCCAAGCGTGCCGATGCCTGATGGTAGCACCTACACGCCGCCCAATCCGGCGCTGGACGCCTGGCAGGCGGCGCAAGCCGTGCTGGGCAGCGTGACGCCTGCAACGGTGGCGCTGGCGGATATTCGCAAGCCGGCAAAGCCGCTCACACCGCAAGCTTTCCCCTTCGTCAATCACGTTTAGGGCATTCCATCATGTCTGAAGATTCGATTGGCTTCATCGCCAAAGTGGCGGCGGCTGCGGCTGGCATGGGCGCGGTTGTGCGCGTGGCCTTTGCCGCGCAGGGCGGCGCGCGTGGCTGGCGGCTGGTGATTGAAGCCTTTGTGGGCGCGGCGCTTGGCGTCATCGCCGCCGCGGCTGCGGTGTGGCTTGACCCAGCCTTGAAGGCGGATTCCTGGGCGATCTTTATCACCTGCGGCGCGGCTGGCCTGGCTGGCGCCATGGGGACGCGCGGGCTGGACTTATTGACTGAATGGCTTTCGCGGAAAGCGAAGTGATCACGAATCTAACAACAACCAAAGGAGACTCTAGATATGGCTTTTCAATTCAGCACCACGGTTCGCAATGCGTCACTTGACGCCATTGAAACAACCATCGGCACGGCACCGACGCTTGAAATTCGCAGCGGCGCGGCGCCGGCCAATTGCGCGGCGGCTGCCACCGGCACGGTTCTGGCAACCCTTGCCCTGCCTTCGGATTGGTTGGCGGCGGCTTCTGCGGGCGCCAAGACGCTATTGGGAACCTGGCAGGATACTTCTGCTGATGCCACTGGTACGGCCGGGCATTTCCGGGTCAACGCCGGCGCCACGTGCCACATTCAGGGTACCGTCACGGCAACGGGTGGTGGCGGTGACATGACGCTGGACAATACTTCTTTCGCTGTGGGGCAGCAGGTGAACATCACGTCCTTCACCATCAATGCGGGCGGCGCGTAATCGTCTGAGGTTGGGTCAATGCAAGGGCGGGCAGATGTACCCGCCCAATTTTTACGATTTAAGGGATGCGCGGTATGATCAAAATCACATACTATAAAGCGCTGAACCATATTGAGATTGATGCCACTGACGTTGAAACTGGTGTAAATGAGCTTGCGGTTAATGTGACTGGGCGGCAATCCATTGAAAGTGATCCAGAGAAATTGCCCAATGATTTGGTGAACCTGGCTGGCTGCCTGATCAACATCAGTGAAAGAAATAATAAATTTCCGCCCCTTCGACACCCATCGCCTAGCGTTGTGCTGCTGAACTCAGACCAATTCTTGCTTTTTTCGGCCAGTGTTTTTTTGTTGCCTGAGGACTCAATCAACATCAGCGTGGCGATAGACGATGTGGCTGCCAGCGCTGCTTTTACCGTTCCCAGGCCAGTAAAACCGTACCCGTCCTGGGTTTGGGTTGACAGCCAATGGTGCCCGCCCATTCCGCCGCCAAATGACGGCTTTCGCCATTCCTGGGATGAGGCCAGCCTTGGTTGGGTCGTGGCGTAAATGGCAAGCGTAGAATATCTCGTCGTCGGGGGCGGCGGCGGTGGCGGTGGTTCGGGCGCTAGTGACGCATACGGGTCAGCCGGCGGCGGCGCGGGAGGATTTCGGACAGCTTCCGGTTACGCTGTTGTCGCGGGCGTCTACCCAATCACTGTGGGCGCTGGTGGTGCTGGGTCAGCCACGTCTGCAAATGGATCAAATGGCGGTTTGTCCACCTTCGACACAATCACGTCCTTAGGCGGCGGCGGTGGCGGTAGGTCAAGCACGGGCGTTGGCGCCGCAGGCAATAACGGCGGGTCCGGCGGCGGTGGTGGCGGGGACAACGCCGGGAAAGCTGGCGGCTCGGGCACAGCAGGTCAGGGCAACAACGGCGGAGCGGGCGGCGCAAATTCGGCCAACGGCTCGGGCGGCGGCGGCGGCGGCGCTGGCGGTGTGGGTGCGCCGGGGTCGAATACTACAGGCCAAGGTGGCAACGGTGGCGCTGGTCTATCAAGCAGCATCACCGGAACCGCGACGTTCTATGCGGCAGGCGGCGGCGGCGGCTCATATACTGGCACAAAAGGGTTCGGCGGTTCGAGTGTTGGCGGCAACGGCGGCGATAACACACCGACGGCCCCGACAGCGGGCGCTGCGAATACCGGATCTGGCGGCGGCGGATGTGCTGGTCACAATCGAAATCAAACATCGGGCGCCGGGGCCTTTGGCATTGTCATCATTCGTTACCGCACGGACGGCTCGGACGGCGTTGACGCGACCGCAACCACAGGCGGCACCAAGACTACTAGCGGCCTTTACACAATCCATACCTTCACTACGGGCGGCAACTTTACTGTTGTCGAAACCGGCGGCGGTGGTGGTGGTGGTATTTCTGGCGCGGCTTCCGGTAGTTTATCTTTTTCGGGCAGCGCAGCGGGCGTGGTGTTGGTTCAGG